CAAGGTAGTAAGTCCAGTTTAAAAAAGGTATTAATTACTATTAATAGAATAGGTAAAGTAAATAGTAATAATATAAATAAAGGGAGTAATAAAGTAATTTATTACTTAGTATAGCAATGGATAATAATAGTTTTTATAATTCTATAGATAAAGTATTATATTATTATATAGATAGTTATAATTATATAGAATATAATAATATAGCTATATATAGTTATATACTATTATTTACTATACTTAATATTATATTACTATATACATATATATAATATACTATACTATTATATTTAATATACTTATATTTATACTACTTATATTTAATATACTACTATTTAATATACCTATATTTAATATTATGTTATATTGATAATAGTATATCAAAGATATACTATATATTATATATACTACCCACTATATAATATATAGTATTACTTATAGTATATATATAATTATAATATAATATATAATATATTATAGGGGTATAGCCTCTCCCAGAGAGGCGTATATAATAGTTACGGGATTATTATAGGGGATAATCCCGTTATAACTATATCCCCATACTATAATAAATAATAAATTATATAGGTATAATTGTATTAAATAGTATATTAAATATATTATAGCTATATAAGGTGTTATTTATTATAGATGAGGCAAGGACTCCTTCCTTTCCCCAAGTTGCGCAAATCCCCCTTCCCTTCTTTTGAAAAATAGTTTAAGTATATGATAGGATTTAGTATGTGGTATGTTATACTAGTAGTATAATTAAAACTTGAAAGGAGCAAGAGATGTTTGTAGAATTAAGTAAGAAATTGTCAGAAGTAGACAATTCTCTAGGAATTGTCCTTAATGTAAGTAAGAATATATTTACTGTAGGAGTATATAGCTCCTATACAGATATTATCTATTCTTTTTCTTCTACTGATTTATTAGAAGCCTACCAGAAAGTAGATAATTTTATTAATTGTTTAAAATCTAGTGAAGAGTTTGATAAGTTAGTTAAAGAAATAGAGGAGGAAGCAATTGTCTAAATTAGATACCCTCCCTTCTTATGATGATATATACCGTTGGTATTGTTGTAATGGAGCTCCAACAAGAGAAGAAGTTCGTAATGGAAACTACGAACTACCAAATGGAGTAACAAAATCTTTAATCGAAGCTCTACTACCGTACTTCAATACAAATCGTAAAGATAAGCCTTTGCTAAGTATACCGAAGTTTGACGATAAAGAAGAAAGTTCGATAGTAGTTGCTTCTGATTTCCATATACCTTTTCAAGACGTAGCTGCTCTACGTACCTTTATAAACTTCTTAGCGGAATATGCGCCTGATGAATTGGTACTTAATGGTAATATAAACGACTGTAGTAGTTTTTCTACCCATCCTAAATTACGTGATGTAGCTACCGCATTCCGTACAGCTAGAGAAGAACGTGAGAATTGGTTCCCGATAGCAGAGTTACTTCGAGAAGTACTTCCAGATACTAAAATAACCTACGTTGGTAGCCAATGTCATGAAGGTTGGATAGATAATTGGGCAAGCTTATCCCCAGTTACTGCTGATGATTATAACTATACTATCCCAGGATGGTTTAAGTTAGATGAATTTGGTATAGATTATGTACCCGAGGTATACGACCTATTAGGTAACAGTAGTTTGTTAATCACCCATGGGACTGTATCACGAGGTAAAGGTGGGGCTAGTGCTTATGCTACTATGGAAATGGAAGGTACTTCCATTATACAAGGTCATACCCATAGATTAGCTCAAGTATTTAAGACTACTTCTATAGGAGAAACAGTTGCTATTGAAGGGGGTTGCCTGTGTCAACGCACACCGTGGTACCATCTAAAAGGTAGACGACTGATGATGGATTGGCAACAAGGGTTTGTGTTAGTAAACACAAAGGGTAATTCTTTTTCTACTCAATGTATACCGATAATAAGAGATGATAATGATAAACCTTATTTCTGGGTAGGCAAAGATAGATATAAGTAAGGAGGTCTTTGCTGTGGAAGTAGAATTAGATTATGGTAACGAACCGGAAGATATAGAAAGAACTGTCTATATAAATCAAGATGATATATGTATAGACTGTCAACAACAATACGGTTGTCCATTAATTGAATGTTTGGCTAATGGATTGGTTGAACAAGTTAGCCCAATAAAGGTAGTTGACTGTCGTCATTATTATAAATTTGATTGGAATTAAAGATATAAAGCTAGGGACTTGTCTCTCCTCCTTTCTCTCAAAATAAATCCTATAGGTCTCCCTAGCTACCTTATAGGAATGGAGGGACAGAATTGTATAGTGAATTAGAAGAGAACTATCAAAAATTTATAGATAGATATCTTACTACTCTTGACCCAACTTCTAGTGCAATTGAAAGTGGGTTTGATAGAAAAAATGCTTCTCGCATAGGTTTACAAATACTAGCTCGTGAAGATATTAAAGAAGCAATTAAGGAACGTCGTTCTGAATTAAATGCTATGGTTGACTCTATAGAATTTGAAAAAGAAGACTTGCTTCGTATATATTGGGATATGTTTAATGACGCTAAGCGTAAAGGTAAACTTACAGACGCTAGAGGTATCCTTGCTGACATAGCAAGATATAATGGTGTTAACCCTGATGAGGTTAAAAAGGAAATTGCTATATTGCAATTCAATATTGATGGTGATAAGATTTAATTCTGAGACATACGTCCATTCTCAGTATGGGACGTCTAATAGCGGAGTAGAGCAGTAGTAGCTCGTCGGGCTCATAACCCGAAGGTCGTGGGTGCAAATCCCACCTCTCGCAACCATTATGGTGACTATAGTTTAATTGTAAAATCTCCGCCTGTGAAGTGGAAGTTTTAGGTGCAAGTCCTAGTGGTCACACCATTTTATAAGAGTTGTAACATAGGTCGCACAATTGAGAGTGAGATTGCATAAAGGAACCTATATATATCTGAGAGCGCGATAAGATATACCGTCAGCCTTCCTGACGCGGTTAATAGCCCTTATGGCGTGGGTATAAGCCAAGAGAAGGTTGAATTGCGGGGCGTGAATTGAGACGCCCTGAATTCGTAAAACTAGGAGATATTATGTTTAAAGAGAAACTTCTTCATTTGTTATGGTACATATTTGTATATAGTCCACTAACATTTATGACTGGTATTAATATAATAATACTAGCTAATGAAAGAATAATAGGTGGGAATTTTCAGGTGGTTAGGTTTAGAAAAAGAAAACTGCAATACGATAAAAAGAAATTTAGTGAACTTATGAAGAGATTAACTAAGTAGGAGGAGACTTGGTTTATAGATACAAACTGCTTCCAGCACAAAAAGAATTTTTAGAATTAGGAGACCACGATAGTGATATAGATGTAGCTCTATATCAAGGAGGTTACGGTTCTGGTAAAACATTCTCTGGAAGTTTACTTGGTATATTATTAGCAATACGATATCCTGGTATTAAGGGTTTAGTAGGTGCGCAAACTCTTATATTAGTTAGAGACACAACGTTAGTCTCCTACTTCGAACATTTAGAAAAGATGGGTCTACAACCTGGAGTTGATTACAATTACCTAAAGGCAGAAAGTAAATTGGTATTTAGCAATAAATCGGAAATACTCTTCCGCCATTTAGAAGAACCAGACAAACTTAAATCTTTGAATTTAGGTTTTGTAGAACTAGAGGAAATGAGTGATATACCTAGAGCTACATTTGATATGTTACTAGGTAGGTTGCGTCAAACCAAGAAACCATCTTGGGGAGCTAACTTCAAATATAGATTATTCGGTCATACTAACCCGCAAGAAACCAAAGGTTGGATATACGAGTATTTTGTAGAAAACAAACCAGACAATTATCGTAGGATAATTGCTCCAACAACAGAGAACGCAGAGAACCTTCCTAAAGGTTTTATTGAGTCAATGAGACAACGTTATAGCGAAGCCTATTTTAAACGTAATGTCCTTGGCGAAGATATGGATTTCGTTTCTGGATTGGCTACTAAAGGTTTCAATAGAGCTGATAATATAGATGAGATTATAGAGGTAGATAGAACAAAACCTCTATACCTTACTTGCGACTTTAACACAGACCCTATGTGCTGGTACCTATGCCAACATTATGGTAATGTTATATATTACTTATGTGAGTTTGTGGAAGAATTCACAGATACACTCCATATGAGTAGAATAGTTGGAGAATTGTTAGAAGACGCTGGATTTAAAGACCACGAGATTATAATTACTGGAGACTGTAGTGGTAGATATGAGAAGACTACTGGTAGTGATTATAAAATAATGAGAGCAGAGTTTACTCGTATGGGGTTTAGCAATGTTAAGTTCGACGTTGGTAGAAGCAACCCACCAATTGCTTATCGTTATAACTGTTGGAATAATATGATGAGAGACCCACACGGTGTCCCCCATATTAAGATACGTCCAGAATGTAAATATTTAATTTATGATATAGAAAACTTATTACAAGAAGAAGGTACTGGAAAACCAAAGAAACCTTCTACTTACCAAATCAAGAACGACCCTAAAGCTAAGTTCTTAACCCATCCTACTGACGCTTGTGGGTATGTAGCAATGAAGTATTATCCTATTAAAAAGGAAGAGTCACCTACGCAAGAATATCAAGGCGTTAAAAGAGATGTATTTGGTAGAAGTAAATATGAATATAGAACGGGATTGAGATGAGATTTTATTACTACAAAGATGATAATAAAAAAGAAATCCGTAAGATAGACAGAGATAATATCTGCGAGGATATAAACAATAAAGCTAAATGTTGGTCAAGAGATGTAGAGGAAGTTAGAGAAGACTACGATAGAGTAGTTAGAGAAATATATCCTTCTGCGAATGAATACAAAGCAGAAGTAAAACTTATACCAGATGTATATGAGCAAAGACAATCTCTAAGAGCCAATATATTTAAATCAACTTACCAGAATTATGATGGTATGTTTGATATAGAGGGATTAGACCCTGAGTCTCACGAGATGAGCGCTATGTTAAAATCTAGTCTAGTATATGATTGTTATAAAATTGATTTACAATCTACTCTGGATAAAATATTGGACGACTATATGGATAAAGGCGAGGCTGCTTGGTTTACTCATTGGACACAAAAAGTAGAACAAAAACGTTACCAATCAGAACAACCAATTCTTAATCAAGATGGAGAATTAGATGGTATAGAATACATCAACCGTATGGTAGACGAGGTTGTTTACGAAGGCGCTGATGTAGATAGAATAGACCCATTAAACTTATTCTTCGATAAATCACAAAAGAACCATTGGCAAACCTGTGGTAAGATATATAGAGAGTTTGTTCCTCTTAGCTATGTATTGAGTAATAAGGATTACAAACTTACTCGTGATGAGATTGCTGATTTAAAAGATATGGTTCAGCAATCTAGTAAAACAACAACTAATGATTATACAGAAGATTACCATAATATAGACACTAAGGTAATCGGTTCTACAGTTGAAGTAATGGAGTATTATGGTGATTATATTATACCTTCTAACGGAGATGTCGCTAGGAATGTTATTATAGTAGTTATAGCTGGTAAGTATTTAGCTAAACTGGAGGAAAGTTTATATCCAGTATGCCCTATAGGTTACACTTGTTATAACGAAAGACCTGATAGTCTTCGTGGTCAAACTCCCTTAAAGCCAGCATTGTTATTAAATGAATTAGAAAACAAATGTATGGACTTAACTATGGAGAGTTGGTTATTAACAACTAACCCACCTATGTTGGCTCAGAAAGGTTTTATTAATCAAGGTATTGTATATGAACCTGGTGGTATAGTAGAATACTCTATAGACGAATTAAATGATACAAACGCTAGACCAACCCCATTAAACTTCTCAGCTGGTTTGAGAGGATTTGATTTCGAAGATTTCTTCAAACGTAAGATGGAAGGAGCCACTGGCGTATCTCCTTATATGCAAGGTACTGGTGGTACTGGTGGTGTAAGAACAGCTAGTGAGTCTACTTATATCTATAGTGGTCAAACAACTAGATTATCTAGAGAGGCTTATCTATTCAGCCATAATGTTATAGTTCCTATTATATGGGCTATATTCAAACTTAAGAAAGAATACCAAACTACAGATGATGTAGTACCAGTAGTTAAAGATGGTATTAAAGATTTTTATAATATAACTGACCAAGTTCGAAATGGACATTATGTATTTATGATAGGTAATGCTCAAACTTCTGTAGAACGAGAAAGTGCGGTTATGAAGTTGTTCCAACTTCTAGGAAGCCCAGCATTCCAATCAATAGTACAACGTCCAGAGTTCCCTGCGGGTGATTTCTTTATTTGGGTGCTAAATGAACTTAACTATAGACAAATAAATACGTTAAGCAATTCATTAAAGATACGCCAAGCGATAAGACAAGAAGCAAACAACAGAGGAATACCAGAAGGTCAGGTAGGACAATATGTAAATGATATGGAACGTGGTATACAAAATACAATCCCAGAGTTCGCTAATATGTTAGAAGAACAAAAAGATATGGGAGAAATACCAATACCTCGTGAAGTGAGAGACCAAGTAGAACAACAAATGAATGGAGGAATGTAATGGTAGAAAGTTTCATTGAGAGTAACGAAAAAAAGAAAGCCGCTAAGAAGGCTACGTTAGACAAGGAAACTAGAGAATTGCTATTAGACCAAATAGAAAAATTCGAAAAATTTAGAAAGCTATGTGATACTGATGAATGGAAGGATTGCAAAGAGTTCTTAAAAGATGAAATTTACCAAGGGTTAAACTTAGCCCCAGGAGAACCAGGTGTTGGTGATTGGTGGTTAAAATACTGTTGGGGATTAAAAGCTTGTATAGAACGAATTGAGTCTCACGCCACTAAGTATGATGAAGCATTAAAAGAGTTAAGTAAATAATTTGGAGGATTAATTAGATGGCAGAAGAAATTACAACAACGGATAATGCTACGACTCAAACAACCGAACAAGTTAATGAAGTAAATACTGATAGTACTAATCCACAAACTCAGACTACTCAAGTTGAAAACGAAGAAACAACTGGTGGTGATGATGAAAATAGTAATCAACAACAAACAGAAGATACTACAAATCAACAACAAACTAATCAACCTACGGTTGAAGATTTACAGGCTAAATTAAAAGAATATGAAGTAAGAGAAGAGGAAGACAGAAAACTGAGAGAACGCTTAGGTCTTGAAGATGTTGACCAACAAACTTACAACTATATGAATTTAGACCAGCAAATCGTAAATAGAGGTAAGCAAGAGTATTTAAAGTTATGTAACGAATACGGAATTGACGCAGACCCAAACAATATTGACAAGTCTGTAGCTGAACTTAAACAAAAAGACCCATTTAAAGGTTTTGAGTTTGAAAGAAAGTTTGAACAACTTGGTAATGAAGTTACGGCTAGACGACAACAAGTACAACAACAAAATACTGCTTATGAAGTAAGTAAGTTTGCAAATGATTATGGAAAGATACTTCAAGCTTCTCCAGCTTTAAATAACGTTATGACTCAATATGTACAATCTTACGGAAGCAATTCTGCTAATATGTATCAAGAGTTACAGAGCGTTATGGATATAATTATTCCAGTGTGCCAAGAATGGTATAATGCTGGAAAACAAAATGCTTTACAAGAAAAAGCGAAATTAGATACATCTGGAGTTCAAGGTGGCGTTGCCACAGCGAATACAACAACTTATACTTCTGGACAAGAATTTACAAGAGAACAGATTAGTAAGATGTCTCCAGAGGAGTTTGCTAAGAACGAAAAAGTTATTAGGCAAGCAATGATTGAAGGTAAAATAAGATAGAAAGGATAAATAAAAATGACAGCAGAACAAATGAGAAAAGTTTCTGGCGGTGTTATTGGACATTTAACTCCTAAAGAATGTGTTATAAATCTTGCAGAGTCTGCTTATGCAGCTGCTGTAGGTTCTAACTCGGTTGGGTTAAAAGTTCCCGCTGGTAAATTTATTGTAGGCGCATATATTAAAAACTTGGCTGATGATTTAGCTTCTGGTGGTGCTGCTACATTAGGCGTTACAGTTGGTTCTGACGCTATTGTTTCAGGTACAGCTTTAGCAACAATCAAAGGCGCTGGTAAAATGACTATCGTTACTGACCCTGTATTTACAGAAGCAGAAAGCGATGTTAAATTGGTAGTAGGTACAGCAGCTCTTACTGCTGGTAAGATTGCAGTTGGTGTAATCTACGGTTAATAGAAAGGGAATAAGATTATGGCAAATAACGTTAACGCATTCGTTCCTGAGTTTTATTCTCAGAAACTTCTTAAAGAGTCTAAAGAAATGACAGACTTTAAAAACAATATGACTAACTCTGATTGGGAGGGCGAAATTAAATCAGCTGGTGATACAGTTCATATTTCAACTCCTGATTTATCTTCTATCGTTATCGGTGAAGGTGTTGTTCCTGATACATCTAATGTATATCCGAAACAAATCTCATTGACAATTGATAAATCACGTTCATTCCAATTCAAGTTTAATGATATTGAACAAGCTCAATCTCAATTCAATATGTTGGATGGTTATATGAGCGCAGCTAATGAAAAGATGATGGTTGAAGTTAACAAAGAACTTGAACTTGAAGTTCTTAACAATGTTGATGTACCAGAAGTTGGTAACAATACAACTCCGTTCGCAGCTACTTCTGCAACTATAAATACTTTCTTCAACAAAATTAAAAGAACTTTAATGGGTAACAAAGCATTGTCTCCTGCTGGTTTCTATACTTTCAAAGGTAACAAGGAACAAGCATTACAATTAGCTCCTATCGTTACTATCGGTTCTGGTTTATTTGAACAGTTAGTTAACTCAACAATCTTAACTCACCCGACTGTACAAGGTGACGACATCTTATACAAAGGTGTAGTTGGTCAAATTGCTGGTATGAAGATTTTCGTTGATACTTTACTTGACGGAATTACTTCTGGTGAAAGTGCAGCTCACTATGCTGACGAGGCTAATGGAGAATACATTGCTATCGCTGGTACCAAGATGGGTATCACATTCGCTGAACAATATAACAAGGTTGAAAAACTTAGAGACCCACAAACTTTTGCTGATATCGGTAGAGCTTTGTACCTCTATGGTTACAAAATTACTAACCCGAAATCTTTAGTAAAAGCTACGGTTAAAATTTCTTAATTATAATGGGGAGGGATAACTCCTCCCCTATTTTTTATGAAGGAGTAATAGATGGGTAGAACTTACCTTGACTTGTGTAATGAGGTTATAAACCTAATGAGCTATTTACCCGTAACTTCATTAGACGGGTTAAATACTCCAGAAGGTAGACTTATAAAGCAAAAGATGAATGAAGTCCTAAGGGAATTATGTTGCGGTGAACACGACACTTGGAAGTTTAGAGAAAGAGAAAAAGCTTTCTATACAGCCGAAGGCGTAGATAAATATGATTTACCTAAAGGTTATATTATTTATATTAGACCAGATGATGCTACTAATAGACCTCCATTAATTTATAATATGGAACACAAATATCTCCCTATGAGTACAAACGGTATGCCAATATATTATTGGATATACGAAGGTAAAATTAGATTATTCCCTTGCCCAAACAAAGGCGAGGATGGAGTAAGATATAATATTAAGTATCTTACAGATAAATATGCAGTAGACAAAAATGGTTGTCCTAAAGACATAATGACAGAGGCTGATGATGAGCCAATTATACCAGAAGGTTACAGAAGCTTATTAGTATATGGAGTCGTGAGAGATTTTAGAGCTTCTAGCGGAGACCCTAAGTCAGACTTCTACAGAAGAAAATACAACGCATTATATTCTAAGATGTTAAGTAACCAAAGGTTGACGGAAGATTACTTTAAGGGTGGTAAGGTATTGGGATATAGACCTACTTCTTTAGAGGCTAAGATAGCGGCTTTCCGTAATCCATATGTGGGTAATTTAAGAGGAACTTATGAGTAGACTTAAAAGTCAAGTAGTATACAATGATTTAACTGGCGGTTTAAATAACGTAAACTCTATAGATACAATCAACTATTCAACTAAGAAAACAGAGTCTCCCGACTTATGCAATGTAGAGTTCTTTAAACTTGGTGGAATTAAGTCTATGGAAGGTAATATCCAGTTTGGAGATAAACAGGGGTCCTCTGTAATTGCTGGTTGGGAATATATAAAAGACAACGATAAATATATGATTATCGGTTTGGCCGATGGTAGTGTTAAAATATATAATAACTCTACTGATGAGTTTGATTTAATATATACTTTTAGTACCGCGTCAGATAGAATGAGCTTCTGTAATATGAACAACGGGGTTGTTATTACTAATGGTAAAGACGACTTGGTTTTTTATGAAAAAGGACGTCACCAAATATTATCTGGCACAGTTTCAACAATAGCAGATGAAACAGAGATTACTGGTAATGCAACTAAATTTACAGTTGAATTACAACCTGGTGACACAATAGATATCGAAGGCGTTGTCTACGTTGTAGATAATATTACTAGCGATACAAAACTAGATGTTACAGTTGCTCCAACAGAAAGTTTGTCTGATAAAAATTATTACCTATCAGAGATATCTCAATGTAATGCTACGCTAGTTAATGAAGAAGACCCTACTGTGTCAACTCCAATTAGAGGATTAGCAATCCAGTATTATAATGGTAGGTTGTGGGTAGGCGGTACCAACGGTGTATTCTATTCACAAGTAGGACAATATAATAAATGGGACATTCATTACGACGCTGGTGTAATATACAGTATTTATAATGATACCTCAGAGGTCAAAGCATTAGGTCTGTACAGCGACTATATGCTTATTCACAAAGAGTTTAATACTTACTTGTTAACTTGTACTGGAGACGCAACAACTATTGCTGTAAAGCCATATAGCAACGTCTCGTGCGACTCCCAGCAGAGCTGGATAGTCAGTAATACTAAATACTATGTATATAGCAGAGAGTATATGGATATATATCCTTTGACTCAAAGAACTATATTTAGTGATAAGTTTATAGGCGAAGCTCTTACAACTAAAGTTAGAGATGTGTTTAGTAATATAAGGGAAGCTGATGCTGATAAGATATTCTGTGTAAGTTATCCTAAAAAACGTTGGATGATATTTTATATGCCAATGGTTGACCAATTAGGTAGTTCTTATGGTTTAATATATGACTTCCAATGTAAATCATTCTTAGTAAGGAAGGTCCCTCAAGAAGTAACTTGCGCATTTAATTTTTATAATAATGTGTATGTAGGAACTTCTGATGGGTATGTTCTAAAAGAATATAACGGTACAACATTTAATGGAGAAAAGATAACAGCTTACTACAAGTCCCCTTGGTTCGATTGGCTAAACAATTATACTCAATCATTCTCAGAATTCTCAATAAGCCTTAGTGATGAATATAATAATAACTTCTATATACGTACATTTAAAGACGGACTAGACCAACACGAAGATAGAATTATTGATACCAATATGATTGCTACTTCTGGATTGATATGGGATGGTATTGAAGGTCAAGACTTACCAGATAATATAACGGTATGGGACGAAGACGATTGGGTAAGTGGTGGATTTAATGGTATAAGAA